ACAAGAACAAATTAAACCAAATCAAGGCACTTTTGTCTTTAGAGGTTAAACTTGCTCAGATGAAGCTAGAAGATGGCATTACTGTCGTTGAAGCAGAATCATTCGAGCCTGAATACTCTATTGGAATTGTGACTCCAGATGGAATCGTACCGATGCCTGTAGGAGAGTACGAATTAGAAGATGGTTCTATGGTAATGGTAGAAGTTGAAGGAGTTATTGCTTCAATCGGTCCTAAGGCTGAGGAAGTAGGTCCTGAAAACGAAGCTGCACCTGAAGAAGTAATTGAGCCAGAAATGGAAGCAGAAGCATCTGCACCATCAGCACCACAACCTAAGAGAATTGTAGAATCAGTTTCTAAGGAATCTTTTTTTGAATCTCAAGTAGAAGAATTGAAATCTGAATTGGAAGCATTAAAAGCTGAAAATGAAGCATTGAAATTAGCTGCTCAAGTTAAGGAAGAAGAAATTCAATTAGCATCACAAGAAGAAGGAGCAGAGCCATTGGCTTTTAATCCAGAATCAGGAGTTAAACCAGAAGGTTTTAGATACGGAAAGAATCGTAGCAAAAACATTCAGGATTCAGTTTACAACAAATTATTCAACTAAAATAAATTATTACAAAAATGGCAACTAGCACATCAATAACGACAACGTATGCGGGTGAATTTAAGGACAAAATCATCGCAGCAGCATTATTATCTTCTCCAACTATCGACAACGGTGGTATCGAGATCAAACCAAACATCAAGTACAAAGAGGTTATCAAGAAATTAGCAACTGATGCTATCTTGAAAAACGCTACTTGCGATTTTGATGCAACTTCTACTGTTACTTTAACAGAGCGTATCTTGACTCCAGAAGAGTTCCAAGTAAACTTACAACTTTGCAAGAAAGATTTCCACTCAGATTGGTTATCAGCACAACAAGGTTATTCAGCATTTGATACATTACCAAAATCTTTCGCTGATTTCTTAGTAGCTCACGTTGCTGCTAAAGTTGCTGCAAAGAACGAAACTAATATCTGGTCAGGTGTTACTGCTAACGCTGGTGAGTTTGATGGTTTTGCTACATTGTTAGCTGCTGATGCTGCTCTTCCTGCTGCTCAAGAAGTAGCTGGTACTACTGTAACTGCTTCTAACGTTGTTGCTGAATTAGGCAAAATCGTTGATGCTATCCCTGCTGCATTATACACTAACGAAAACCTTTACATCTACGTATCTCAAAACATCGCTCGTGCTTACGTTCGTGCATTAGGTGGATTTGGTGCTTCAGGTTTAGGTGCTAACGGTACAAACGCACAAGGTACACAATGGTATAACAATGGATCTTTATCATTTGACGGTGTTAAAATCTTTGTTGCTAACGGTATGGCTTCTAACAAAGCAATCGCTACAACTAAAGACAACTTATATTTCGGTACAGGTTTATTAACTGACCATTCTGAAGTTAAAGTTATTGATTTAGCAGACATTGATGGATCTCAAAACGTTCGTGTTGTAATGCGATTAACTGCTGGTGTTCAGTACGGAATCGTAGAAGATATCGTTACTTACGGTATCACTAACTCAGCTAACTAATTAGCAAACTAAAAAAAGCACCTCGTTAATTCGGGGTGCTAATTTTTAACGTTTTAAATAAAATTCAATATGGCTTGCGACATTTCATTAGGACGCATCGAACCTTGCAAAACCAGTACAGGTGGCTTAAAGGCCGTGTACTTCGTGAACTGGGGTGATGCGACAGGGTACACATACGATGGTACTGATACTGATGTAATTGATGCAGTTGCTGGAACTCCTTCTGCTTACAAGTATGAGGTAAAAGGAAATTCATCTTTCGAGCAAACAATTACATCTAGCCGTGAAAACGGAACAACTTACTTCGAGCAGGTTATCAACTTGACTTTGAAAAAATTATCAATTGCAGATCATAAGCAAATCAAATTGTTAGCTTATGGCCGTCCTCAAGTTATTGTTGAAGACAGAAATGGCAATTTCTTTTATGCTGGTTTACAACACGGTTGTGAAGTAACTGGTGGAACAATCGTTACAGGTGCAGCGATGGGTGATCTTTCAGGTTACACATTGGTATTAACTGGACAAGAGGCAGTTCCTGCAAACTTCTTAGGAGCTTCACTTTCAAGTGCAGGTTTCACAGTAGTTACTGGATCTTAATTAAGATTGTTTTTTGTGTTTTGAAAGGGGGACTTGATTGTCCCTCTTTCCATTTAAAAACAAACCATATTTATTTACGTTTATAGAATATGGTAATTCTAAAAGAATCAAATACTATTCAACGATTCACATTTATTCCTACAAGATTAGATGATGCTAATATTATTGTCATTAGGAATGAATCAACAAACGTAGAAACTACCAAATCAATTAATGTTAAAAAGGAATCCTATTACTCGTATTTCGATTTAGCTTTTGATTTCTTAGAAGAAGGTCATTTTTATAGCGTAACTTTACAATACTACGGTGTTATTGGTTGCAAATTAGATTACTATTTAGCACACAGAGATAAGATTTTCTGTACTAATCAAACGGTTGAAACGTATTCGATTAATAATACTGAGTATGTTGCAAACGATCAAAACATAATTTTCTATGAGTAACGTTCACGTTTTCAATTTTGAATCGCATAAGCCTCCTCAATCAGTTGAATCTAAAAGAGATAACTGGGTAGAGTTTGGCGATGACAACGATTATTTTCAGTATTTAATTGATAGATATAATAATTCTACAACTAACAATTCAGTTGTTAATTCAATCAATAAACTGATTTATGGTCGTGGCTTAGATGCAACGGATTCAAACAAGAAGCCGAACGAATATGCTCAGATGAAAATGTTATTTCGTCCTGAGGTATTAAAGTGCGTAATTACGGACTATAAATTACTTGGTCAAGGATATTTTCAATTGATTTACAATAAGGCTAAGAATGCAATTGTAAGAGTAGAACACGTACCTGCTCAATTATTAAGAGCTGAGAAATGCAATGAAAAGGGAGAAATTACTGCCTATTATTATTCTGATAATTGGAAAGAAACTAAGAAATTTCCCCCTAAAAAAATCCCTGCATTTGGATATGGCGATAAGACATTAGAATTGCTTTGTGTTCGTGATTATTCAGTTGGACAAAAGTATTATTCAAATGTAGATTATATTGGTGCTTTAGCTTATGCTACACTAGAAGAAGAAATTGCTGATTATTTAATCAACGATGTTCAAAATGGATTCTCTCCTACATCTGTTATTAACTTTAATAACGGAGTACCTGATGAAGAGAAACAAAGCCTAATTGCATCGGATGTAAAGCGTAAATTATCAGGATCAAATGGTGCTAAGATTGTAGTTGCATTTAATAGTGATGAAACTAAAAAAACAACTATTGATTCAGTTCCATTAAACGATGCTCCTGCACACTACCAATATCTAAGCGAAGAAGCTAGAGGCAAGATATTACTTGGACACTCAATTACATCAGGTTTATTATTTGGTATTCCATCAAGCAACGGATTTAGCTCTAATGCTGATGAATTAAAGAATGCTTCAATCTTATTTGATAACCTGGTAATTAGACCAAAGCAACAAAGAGTTTTAGAGTCTTTAGATGAGATTTTAGCATTCAATGGTGTTACATTAAACCTTTACTTTAAGACTTTACAGCCTTTAGAGTTTATTGATCAAAATCCAGTTATGGATTCTGCTACAATGGAGGAAGAAACAGGTGTAAAATTGTCATCTCACATTGATGAACTAGATGTTGAAGAATTTGGTGCAGAAATGAATCCTGATGAATGGGAATTGATTGATAGCCGTGTTGTATCATACGAAGATGAAGAACGCTTAGATGCAGAATTAGAGGCTTTAAACAATCCGCAAAAATCTATTATGTCTAAGGTTTGGGAATTTGTAACTACAGGAGTTGCAAGACCAGACTTGAAATCAGAGCAAGATGGTAAATTGTTTGCATCTCGTTATAGATATAGCGGTACAATCACAGACAAATCTCGTGAGTTTTGCAAGAAAATGATTAAAGCTAATAAACTATATCGCAAGGAAGATATCATTCGTATGGGTAATAATCCTAAAACTAATGAAGGATGGGGACCAAGAGGTGCTGATACGTACGATATTTTCCTTTACAAAGGAGGCGGAGCTTGTCACCATTTCTGGACACGTGAAACTTACAAGCGTTTTACTGATCCTAGAAGAAAAGGTGCGGAAGAAATTACACCAGCACAAGCAAGAAAAGCAGGAGAAATTTTACCAACTAATCCAAGCAAAGTATATCAGAAACCAATTGATATGCCAAATCAAGGATTTTTACCTAAATAAGAAATGGCACAAGCATTATTTATAACTCGTGATGATTTAGTAAAATTTACTGCGTTAAATGGAAACATTGACACAGATAAGTTTGTGCAATGGATTAAGGTAGCTCAAGACATTCATATTCAGAATTATTTAGGTACTAAATTATTTAATAAATTGAATGATGGTATTGTCAATAGCAATTTGACAACTCCTTATTCAATGCTTTTAAATACTTACGTTAAGCCTATGGTTATCCATTGGGCAATGGTGGAATTCTTACCTTTCTCTGCATACACAATTGCAGGCAAAGGAGTTTATAAGCACTCAAGCGAGAATAGTATTAATGTTGAAAAGGATGAAATAGATTTCTTAGTAGAAAAAGAGAGATCAATTGCAGAACATTATACACGTAGATTTGTAGATTATATGAGTTTTAACCAATCATCATATCCAGAATATAATACGAATAGCAATGCAGATATGTTCCCAGACAAACAAGCAGACTTTATGGGGTGGTATTTATAAATAAAATATCTATATTGTGTAAAAAAACAATATGGAAATTTGGAAGGAAGTAAAAAATTATGAAGGTTGTTATGAAGTTAGCAACTTAGGAAACGTAAGAAGCATTACAAGAAATGTAGAAAGGACAAATCCAAGTGGTGGTAAATCTTATTATACATATAAATTAAGAATGTTAAAATCTTGCGTTACTAATAAAGGTTATTTAAGACTTGGATTGTATTTAAATGATGTTAAAACCAATCATCAAATTCACAGATTAGTTGCAATAGCATTTATTGATAACCCTGAAAATAAAGAACAGGTTAATCATAAAAATGGAATTAAAACTGATAATAGAGTTGATAATTTAGAATGGGTAAATAATTATGAAAATTTTCGCCATTCAGTTAATTTAGGTTTACAAGATAACGCACATAAATATGGCGGCAAAAGAAAAATTAGTTAAAGCATTTTTTGGTACTTATAAACCTAAAGAAGCAAACGTACAAAAGTTAAAAATATACTTAAACAAGATAAAAAATGAGTCTTAATTTCACGCACATAAAAGGAGATACATTTGATGAGGTAGCCTTTGAGATTAAAATCAATGATGTAGCCGTTAATCTAACTGGTGCAGTCATTAAAATGCAATTGAGAAAAACTCCAAATGACACTACCGCAGCTCTTTCTTTGACATCTGTGTCTTCTGCTGGAATTACGATTACTACTCCAGCTCTTGGACAATTCAAAATCAATAAGCAGATTATAGATATTGAGGTTTTCAATTACTCGTATGACATCCAATTTACTTTCTCAGGTGGGGATGTAAAGACTTACGTTTATGGAACTTTTAATATCACACCAGAAATCACTCGATAAAAATGGATAACATATCAATTGGAGTAACTCCACAAATAGACAACGTAGTTTTAAACGCAGGAGTTAATAATCAAATTATTGACATTACTCTTATTGAAACTGCTGAAGTAGTTAATCTTGACATTACACCAAATTTAATTGAGATTAATATCATCCGTTCTGAAGGAGAAGTTCAGATTCTTCAGTTTGCATCTTATTCTAATTTCCCTGCTACTGGTAAGGCTAACTATTTTTACTTAGCTAAAGACACAAATAAGCTATATCGTTGGACAGGATCAACATACGCTGAGATTGGTGCATTAGGATATACTGCTGAGAACGTAGCAAACAAAGGAATTGCAAACGGATATGCGGGATTAGATAGCACAGGTAAAGTTCCATCTACTCAATTGCCATCTTACGTTGATGATGTTATTGAGGTTGCTAATTATGCAGCTCTTCCAGCTACAGGAGAAACAGGTAAGATTTATATTACATTAGACACCAATAATATCTATCGTTGGTCAGGTAGCGTTTATGTTGAAATCTCTACAGACAAAGCAGTTTGGGGTGGAATCACAGGAACGCTTGCAAATCAAAGTGATTTAGTTTCAGCTTTAGCAGCTAAACAAAATAATCTTAATGGAACTGGATATGTAAAATCTAATGCTGGAGTTATTAGTTATGTTAATGAAACTTATTTAACTACGGCAGACGCAGGTAATACTTACGTTCCTTATACAGGAGCAATTGCTGATGTCAATTTAGGTAGCAATGATATAACTGCTGCATCATTTGTAAAGTCTGGCGGTACTTCTTCTCAGTTTTTAAAAGCAGATGGTAGCATAGATTCTACGGCTTATGCAGCTGATTCAAATGTAGTTCACAAGACAGGTGATGAAAGCATTGCTGGTATTAAAACATTTACAGATTTTGCAAAATTAGAGCAGAATCTTTTTATAAAGCATGACAATACTACATCGTATCTTCCTGGTTATAATATAATTGATGCGGATGCTAGTAGTATGATTTTTGGATTACCGGTAGGCTATGCTGCTAGATTAGTTTTATCAAGTCTAACTCAAGCAAGAAATTTTACTTTACCTGATGCCTCAGGAACTTTAGCTTTAACAACTGATATTCCATCTTTATCAGGATATGTTCCTACATCAAGAACGATAACAATTGATGGCACTACTCAGGATCTTTCAGCAAATAGAACCTTTACAATTAATTACCCTATTACAAGTTTTAACACTCGTACAGGTGCAATCACTTTAAGTTCTACTGATGTAACAACTGCGTTAGGATTCACTCCTTACAATGCAACTAATCCATCAAATTATATTGATGCTTCAGCTTTAACTCCTTACTTGCTTTTAGCAGGTGGAACAATGACAGGTGCTTTAAATGGTACAAGTGCTTCTTACTCAGGTAACGTAACTGCTTTATCGTTTATTAAAACAGGTGGCACATCTTCTCAATTCTTAAAGGCTGATGGAACGATAGACTCTAGCTCTTATGCTTTGAGTTCTTTAACTATAAGCACAAATGGACCATTAAGTGGAGGAGGAGATTTAACTGCTAACAGAACGCTTTCAATTTCTAAAGCTGATACTTCAACTGATGGTTATTTAAGCTCTACAGATTGGGATACTTTCAATGATAAGCAAGCTGCTTTATCAGGTACAGGATTTGTAAAAATTTCAGGATCAACAATCTCATATGATAATAGCAGTTATTATCTTGCATCAAATCCTAATGGATATACATCAAATGCAGGAACAGTTACATCAGTAGCAGTTACAGTTCCAAGTGCGTTTAGTGTTTCAGGATCTCCAATCACTAGCTCAGGAACTTTAGCAATTACTGCAACAGGTAATACAACTCAATACATAGCAGGAGATGGTAGCTTAGTTACATTCCCAAGTATGTCTAATGCTAGTACATTAGTTCGTTCGGTTAGAAATGCAACTGGAGCAACATTAACTAAGGGTACTGTCGTTTATATTTCAGGAGCAACTGGTAATAAACCAACGGTTTCTAAAGCAATTGCAACTGGAGATTCTACTTCGGCTCAAACGTTCGGAATAGTTCAAGCTGACATTGCTAATAATGCAGATGGAAACGTAGTATGCGTAGGAGATTTAACTGGTTTAGATACTTCAACTTTTACTGAAGGAGATCAATTATATTTATCTTCTACTACGGCTGGAGCTTACACAACAACAAAACAATATGCTCCTGCTCACCTGGTTTATATTGGTATTGTAACTAGAGCACATCCAACTTTAGGGCAAATTGAGGTTAATATTCAAAACGGATATGAACTAGATGAGCTTCATAATGTTGCAGCACAAACACCATCTAATAACGATGGATTGTTTTATGAAACATCAACTAGCTTATGGAAGAATAAAAGCATTTCAACTGTTATAGGATATACACCAGAACAACCGATTACTTTTAGTTCACCATTATCTCGTTCAACAAATACGGTTTCAATGCCTGCTGCGACAGGTAGTGTAAACGGATATTTAACTTCTACAGATTGGACTACATTTAATAATAAATTAAGTTCTGCTACGGCTGCTTCAACTTACCTACCTTTAACTGGAGGCACTTTAACTGGTGGATTAGCAATTAACTTATCAGGTGGAACTGGATTAAACGTAGCATCTGATAGCGTAGTATTTAGGTCAAATACTGGTATTGGTTCTCCAAGACAATTGTCTTTGTCAATGGGAGGCGGTACTCTTGTTCAATTACAAGCTAAAGGATATGGAGCTAGTTATATTACTGATTTAGGAATACAAACATTTAATTCTTCAGGTACGGCATTTAATGTATTTTATGGTACAAGTGCTGGATTAGTAGGAATTGGAACTACTACTCCGCAAAGTTTACTACATTTAGAATCTTCATCTAGCAATGGTACATCTGCAAGATTTACATCTACATCCACAAATGGTAGAACTTATGCTATAGGTTCAAATTTTGTAAGTGGTAATGGAGAATTTTCAATTTATGATTATACAGCAGGAGCTGAACGTATGCGAATTACTTCAGGTGGTACTGCACAATTTAAAGGAGGTAACTTAGATGACCTTAATACAACTGCATTAAGAGTAGATAATAGAAAATTCTTGACATTCTATAATGCAGCAGATACTGGATGGGCATTTGGATTAGTAGCAGATTCATCAAATAACGGTGCATTAATTTCAAATAATAATATGATTTTTGCAACTGGTTCTTCTGCTACTGAACGTATGCGAATTACTTCAGATGGGAATGTATTAATAGGAGCTACTTCTGCTATATCTACTAGACAAGAATTAAGAATAGGTGGCAATTCGGCTGGTTCAAGAATTTCATTAGGTGTAAGCGGAACAAATACTGGTGCTGTTGTTGTAGATAGTGGTAGAAACATTTATATGTCTAATGAGTATAATGATTCTGCTATTAAGTTAGTAATGATTAACTTTAATAATGGAGTTTACTTATCTCAATCAGCTACTTCATGGACATCTAACTCAGATGAAAGATTAAAAACTGATTTAGTGCCTATTGAAAATGCAACTGATAAAGTAAATCAATTACGTTCAGTTATTGGTAGGTATAAAACAGATGATATATCTAAAAGAAGACCTTTCTTAATTGCTCAAGATGTTTTAGAAGTATTACCTGAGGCAACTAATTTAGATGATTCTAATGGAATGTATGGAGTACAATACACCGAAATAATTCCTTTACTTGTAGCATCAATCAAAGAATTAAAAGCAGAATTAGATACTTTAAAGAATAATTAATATGACATTCAATTGGGTAATATCACAATTAGACTCCATTCCATCGCTTGATGGGATGGACAAAGTAATAAGCGTAATTCACTACAGAGCTAATAAAGAAGAAGGCGAATTTATTGCAGACTATTATGGTAGCTTAGGAGTAGATGCTCCGCACGAAGCGAGCTTTACTCCTTACGATGAAGTTACTAAAGCAATGGTTGAAGAATGGCTAGAAGCTGGATTAGATTGCGAAGCTATAGAGGCTAATTTAGATGCTCAGATAGAGAACTTTTTAAACCCTCCTTTGGTTGCTTATCCATTACCGTTTGAGAATTAGAATTTTAGTATATTTACAACACAAAAAACAAAAACAAAAAACAAAATGAAAATTGATTTAAACTTCAGTCTAGTAGACTTAGATGGCAACGCTATCGAAAACGCAAATGTTGCTAAAATGGTTGCAGGTGCATTAGTTCAACAATCTAAAGGCGATGCCTTGAAATTTTGGGATTGGGCAGTTGCTTTAAACAAAGGCGAAACTCTTGATTTAGATTCATCAGATCAAGAAACATTAAAAAGTTTTATTAAGGATGGAGACTTTCCAGTAATTACTAAGGCTCAAATTTTACATAAACTTAAAAAGGAATAATACTATGGCATTTTTAGACATCTTCAAGGATGATAATGAAATCAACGAGAAAGCAATTCTAGGTTTTGCATCGTTTGGAGTCTTAACAATTTACGGCATCGCTGATGTTGTGACAGGTTTAGAAGGACAGACATTTGTTATCGAACCAATTATTTTAGAAGTCTTTGCAGGCTTGACATTTGGATGTTTTGGCATCGCTTCTTACGAGAAGGTTGCTAATCGTAAAACAGATGCAGAGCGTGAAAAGAATTTGCAAGGAGATTTAAACCCACTTCCTGAAGATGAAGGTTAATATCGCTCTTTTCTTGTGTTGTTTGATTGCTATCTTCTACGCTTATACAAAACACGTTCAAGCAGGAGAGGCAAAGCCAAACGATACGCTAGTAGTTCATGACACTACTTGGAAAAGATACGATTCCTTAATTGTCAAAAAAGTGCCTGTATTAAAAGAGGTTATTGTGGAGGTAGCATCAAAACCAGAGATGCTACCAGACACAAACTATGCAACATTGAAGAGGCAATATATGGCATTGCTTCAGTTGTATTTAAACAAGGTAGTTTATTCCGACACAATTATAGTTGGGAACTATGGGTACATTTCAGTTTTAGACACAGTAAACCAAAACAAACTTGCGAGCCGTAAGATTAAGGAAAACTACAACATTCCTGAGATTAAAGAAACGAAGACTATTACACGCTATTTACCGCCATCACGATCTGTGTTTGTGGGTGGTGGAATTAATACGAGCAACTCAATAGGAATCAGAGGAATCGAAGCTGGCATTCTCTACAAGACTAAAAAAGAATCAATCTTTAATATCAAGGCTCAGATTGATTTAGATGGAAAACCGTTGTATGGCTTCGGCTATTACACTAAAATTAAATAGATGCTTTTACGATTAGGTTCACAAGGCGAAGATGTAGTTAAGCTCCAAATTAAATTGGGTGTAGATCCCATTGGTAAGTTTGGACCTAAAACTGAGGCAGCAGTTAAAGGCTGGCAATCAGCTCACGGCTTAACTCCTGATGGTATTGTCGGAGATGGCACGTGGTCAAAGCTATTTGCTCCAGTTGTAGAAACACCTGCACCACAACCAATCGTTGCTCCTGTGCAAACTATCGCACCTGCAACGGCATTTAAACTTGATAAATTAAAAGGTCATATTCCACAAGGTGTTATAGATCAGATTCCTGATACGGCATCTAAGTTTGGAATTACAAACAATTTAAGACTTGCTCATTTCTTAGCTCAATGCGGACACGAAAGCGGAGGCTTTAGAGCAGTAAGTGAAAACCTAAACTATTCTGCAAAAGGATTGCTAGGTATTTTCAGAAAGTATTTTACAAATGTAAACTTGGCTATGCAATACGAACGCAAGCCAGAAAAGATTGCTAATAGAGTTTATGCTTCAAGAATGGGTAATGGAAATGAAGCATCTGGAGATGGGTACAAATTCAGAGGCAGAGGTTACATCCAATTGACAGGTAAAGACAATTATACTTTATTTGATGCAACTGTTCCTGAATCAATTATTGCACAACCTGACTTGGTGGCAACTAAATATCCTTTAGCATCTGCTGCATTCTTTTTCAAACGCAATAACCTTTGGGCAATTTGTGATCGTGGAGCAACACCTGATGTTGTAACGGCAGTCACAAAGCGTGTAAACGGAGGCACAATTGGTTTAGCAGATAGACAAAAGCATTTTACAGAATACTATAATTTACTTTCATAATGGCAAAGGCAACAAATGGCAACTCCAAAATCTCATTCGGTTCAAAAAAGAAAGGCAAAGCAAAGCGAGCCTATTCTAAATCAGAACAAAAGCCCAAGAAATATAAAGGACAAGGACGATGAACAACGCATTTGCAATTACCGCAAAGATTGTTTCTCTTATTATTGGCATAAGTTTTACAGTACAGACTTATTTCATTTATAAGCACTTCGTACCTAGTGAGCCAATCACCGTTGCACCAGTACAAAACAAGGTGCAAATTGGAGCTTTGGCTGGAAATAGAAATTTAGCATTCGGGGTAAAAAATATCCTTGAAGAATACCTTGTTGTAAAGGAGTACGATTTAGCTGATGGATCTGATAAGATATTAAAAGTAGAGATACTTTATTTAGATGTATATAAGCGTGAAGCAAATCTATCTATTTTTCACGGAGCAACTGAATCAGTTGTAATTCGATTAAGAGGTACATTATACGAGAAAGGGAAAGTTGTAAGCAAGGCAGTAGTTGAAGAGCAGGCAGATGAGGTATCAATGTCTACATTATTAATAGATGAAGGTGGGCAATTCAATCAGCAAAACCTTTCTACTGCCCTAAAGAAATCGTGCAACTCTTTAATCAATAAACTGCTTTGAAAAATCTTCTAGCCTTTGCGTTCTTAGTAGTTAGCTTTTATGCTAATAGCCAAACAATTAAACTTGCTTTTCAGAATGACACAACCAATACAAATGTAAACGGTCAAGTCATCAATAAAGGAGATACATTTGATGTTGTCGTTTATGGCGATGGCAATGGTAATACTTCAGCTAGAGCTTTGTATTTTGACTTTGAATATCAGAACACGGCATTTGAGTTTATCTCAATTAATCACACAGGAACTGGTGGTAATGGTGGCATAATTCCTTACGGATCACAGATTTCTCAATCGCATTATTTATATCACGGATATTCGTTTTATAAGACTAATCAAAATAGTACATCAAACGGAAATACTAACTACAACTTTGCTCAGTATAACTATACGCAAGATGGTCCTAAAACGATTTTACGCTATTATCTAAACTGGGCAGTACAATCGGGTGGTTTAGGTAGAGATAGGCTCTTAATCTTAAAGTTTAGGCTTAAAACAACTGCACAAGGCTTTGCTTGGAATCCAATCTTAATGAACTTTGGAGCTGCATTTAATCAAGATGGTAGTGCAGGTTCTACGATTATGGAGATTCCATTGACTAACATTGTAGCTCTTGATCCTACGGCATCTAAATATGTTACGGCAAAGATAGAAACCAACTCAAATATTAGCGGATTTACATTGAATAGAGTGGTGTTTGAGGATACGCTTCGTAAAACTATCCACAAATTCGATGCTTTAAATGATGGCACTATTCCTATTGATCAAACAGTATTGCAACCCAACACGGTTTATAAGGTATACAATTCAGTAAACGCAGATTCATATCTTGATTTACACGCTTCAGCAGTTACCGTATCTGATTTTACAACTGCACAAGCTGAGTTCAATACACAAAACTTGGATGGTACTTTTAAAGGTCAATCAATCATAACAGGACAAGGGTATTTAGCAGCAGATATAAACCGAAATAAAAAGTTTGATGCTGGCGATGTAGTCAGGATATTTAGTCAAGCTGTTGGAGTTGATCCGATTGTTTCAATGAAGCCTAATTATCAAGCAGGAACTGATATGTATTATGGAGTGCCTACGTTTACTGATTCGACATTTAATGCAATTAATGTAAGTAATTGGAAAGACATAAATAGTGATGTAGTATATTTTAAAACGCAGGAAATCGGAAAGAATTTACCGCTTAATTTAAAGTATGGCTTAGTTGGCGATATTAATAGAAGCCATTCTTCGCAGGTTATGATGGGCAATAGCATTGTAAGTAACGCATTGCCATCGCTTAAAAAGAATTTAAGCAGTCCAATGGCTAATATTTTAATTAATACAACGCAACCTTTGCAATCTATTGATGTAACTATTAAAGGACAAACAGTAGTGAGCAATACAATTGAGATACCTATTGCCATTGATACTAAATCCTTGACACTCTCAGGGCTTCAATTTGAATTTGTATATGATGCAACCAAACTAAAATTTGAGAGCATTACAAACGATTTACCGAATAGCTGGTACACGTTCGTTAATAACAAAGATGGAAGGATTAAATTTGGATCAATAGACAAGGATATGAAAATGCCAGTAAGTGGCAGTCTAATTCCATTCAAATTGAAATTTAGTTCAATCAATAACGGATCTGATCTAAATACGTTTATTAAAGTGAGTCCTGTTATGGATGCAAGCTCAAAGACTGGGTATCAATTAGGCATCAATTTAAACACGGATAACATAAAACTAACAGGTATAAACTTATTCAAATGAGATATATAATAGCATTGGCAATCTTAGTGGCGTTTGCATCTTGTACTGAGCCACAGATTGTCATAAATGAGCCTGCAAGTTTAGGTTTAAAGCCTGAGAATAATGCTTTAATTGGGTATTCTATTGTAGGTAGGACTGCTTATGTAAGAGCAAAGACAACAATCGGTGCTAAATACTCATTACAATTGTCTAAAATAAATGATTCTGAGCCTTTAAAAGCTCAAGGATTTACGGCAAGTGGTATAGAATCTAACTTGGTTGTGAATTTTGACAACACTAAATCAGGCATTTACGATCTTATTTTAATTGACACAGAAGGAAACGTGTCTAAATTACCTATAAACATTTTATAAAATGGCAGAAGAACAAGAAGGTGGAGGCTCATTGAAGAGCATCCTTATCGGATTAGCAAGCACAATTGCACTAGGTGTAGGTGGATTTGTAACAAAACAATTAACAGGCGAAGAGGAGGCAGAGCAACCTGCGGCAGTATCAGCTCCAGCACCTGTGATTAACATTACGACTAATAACACTCAGCAACAAAAGCAAGCATCAAGCGGAGGCACAAAAGTAATTGAAAGAGTGGTTGAAAAACCTGCGAAAGAAAAGCCAAAGGCAAAAACTGCTAAAGAAGAATTAGAAGAAGCACCAAAATGGTAAAATGGATTACTTGCTTATTGCTCTTATCGTTGTCTTGCTTTGGGCAGATAGCTTCGACAAAGACTGAGAGCTACACGGCATCTTTCGAAAAGAAGATCAACATTGATTCTTTAATGGATTATGATGGTCCTAAGATTCCTATACAATTACTATCACTAGGAATTAGCGAAGAGGTGTATGCAAGTTATCCAGAGCTTAAAGATAAACGTGTTGGATTGGGAGTAACTAATATCGTTGTTGAGTTTCTAGAAGAAACCAATCGCTTCACGTTTACTGAAGACAAAGCGGAGATTAAAAACCGAATGGTTAAGCAGTTCCAGGCTAGTCAATCAGGAATAACTGAAAACAAATTAGATGGCAGAGGCAAGATAAAGCTGGCTCAATACTTTGTTTATATAGAAGTGTATGACTTTAGCGTATCTGAGGATGAATCAATTAGCTTTAAAGATGGTGTTAAGCAAACGGTAGTAACTAGACTTGGCTTGCAGGTTAAGTTTGTAAACGCTGAAACTGGGGAATACTTTACTGGTTCAGGATTAGGTGAGGCAAAAACAACTAGAGAGGCAACTTTAATGAACGATGGTAACTTTGCAGAGATTAAGTTCAATCAATCTACCATTGGATCAACAACCAAGAAAGCATTAGAGAACGCAGCGGCTAAGATTATAGTACGAATGATTAAGAAAAAACTATTCAAGTGAAATGGTTGTTAGTGCTTTTATTTCCTTTTTCATTAACGGCTCAAGTATTAACACAAACATTTGTTGATCCTTGCTCAGGACAGGTTGTAATTGTCACAATACCCATTGCTAATGGCAAAACCACAATCGTATATCGTGGCAAGTTTAGAACGGTAACGGCAAACGATATAACATCAGGAGAGCTACAGGCTTGGATTAATAACCTGACTATAAATTTCCCTTGCCCACAAGCATCTATAGCAGTAACGCAAACCGTTACTAATGCAGTACAACAAGCGGTTGCACAAGCTACATCATCTGCAACTTCACAAGCAACAAGTCAAGCTGCCAGTTCAGCAGTAGCAGCATCAATATCAGCACCTGCTCCTGCACCAACTACCAGCACATCTTCATCAACTCCTCAAGCCGAAACTAAAAGTGAAACTAAAACTGAATCTTCAGAAACTAAATCTGAATCGAAAAGCGAAAGCAAAAGCGAAAAGAAATCTTCGGCTAAAAGTGTTGCAAAAAATAATCCGATTATTTACTCAAGTGATTTTACGATTGCCCCTACTACTGATGTTGTATCGGTCATTGCTTCCGCTGGTCTTAGCCAGTCTTCTCTTATGGGAAACACATCGTGGGGGGTTAGCACAATGATTTGGTCCACACTAGATCAATTTGCTTTAAGTGGTAGATATACCAAGATGAACTTTAATGGTGGCAAGCTAGAGAGCATTTCCAATTATGGACTTACAGGAGTTTATTTAGGTGGATCTATACTTGGATTTGGAACGGCTGCTTATATCTATCCTATGGGCAAGTATGGTGTATCAGGTGCTAACTATACTCTATCATTTTCAGGAGCTGATGTAGGATTAAACATAGCTAATAATATTCTATTGTTTTACACGATACCAATACCAGTAAACAAACGGCTCACAATATCTCCTGACCTTTACATTAGTGGATCATCAACTGGATATTTAACTAGCCAAAAGATATTTGTCACATCGGATGATGTAGGCTTTTTAGGTGGAGCTTCATTTGATATTGCATTCACAAAACGATTTAAATTGAACTTTGCATTGAAGAGTGGAGTCAATACCAATCCAGAGATCCCAATAAATTATCTTATGATGATAGGTACTAAATTAAATTTATAACTACATTTGCAAGGTTAATGACATTTTTCATATAAAAGTAGGTTTAGAACAGAATGACTAGAAAGGCTTGAGGTAATGCTTCAAGTCTTTTTTATTTGATTGAAAAAAAATATTTAAAAAAATTAAAAAAAGTTTTTTTATATCAAAACAAGTGTTACCTTTGACATATCAATAGCAACAAAGCTATTCTAAACTACAAAAAAAATGGAAAATTTTAAATTAACTACAGGAATTTTAAGAGCAAAAGTTTCACGTTTTACTCAAAACTACGTTATACTATTAGTTAGTTTTGAAATGGAAGAACCAAATTTCATAGTTTTATCAAAAGAAAATTTCAATGGTTTAAATTCTTGGGTAACAGATAATTACACATTATCAAAAATATAACAACATACCGAGCCGGAGCGGATTCTCCGGCATTTCTAAACTACATAATAATGAGAGAATATCTAAAAAATTTCGACAAACAAGATTTAACTGAGGTTGTCTTGGTGGCTACATTCATCGCCATTATCATTCAAGTGCTTTATATCGTTGAAGGACTATGAGAGTTTTAAAAGCACAGTTCCAAGACAAGGCTGGTATTTACACAATGACTTGGTCCTATGATGCAGAACTTTGGGGAGTCAGAGATCTTATCCAACACGAGTGCCACAAATCAAATTCTAAACTTTTAAACATACTTTCAAATGAAAAACTTAATCAAAGCTCTAAGCGACTTTCAAAATGAATGCCCAATCATCCACAAAGACACGAAAGGTCACAACTATACTTATGCAGATCTTCCACAAATTTTTAGTGTTATTAATCCTCTGCTAAAGAAGCACAAATTATGCTTTACTCAGTTATTAGAAAACGATGGCATCAGAACTATTCTGTTTCACGTTGATTCAGCAGAGCAAATAGAATCATTTACTACGATTCCATTGGTTAAACTAGGAGCAATGAATGAGTATCAAAGCTATGGATCGGGTGTAACTTATTTTCGTAGATATGCATTAAGCTCAATGCTTGGATTAGTAACCGATAAGGATACAGATGCAGCAGGTCAATCAATATCTCCTAACCTGGAAAGCTGGAAGGGGGCATTAAATCAAGTGGCAACACAACAAGAGCTTGAAGATTTGTTTTTAAGTAAGAAGCATCAAATCGCAGGCAATAAAGAAATTATAGAATTATTCACAAAACGTAAACTACAACTTAATTAATGGCAACTATCCTAAACGCATCGCTAAACGTAGCAAAGATTGATCAAACTAAATTGATTCAAGGCAAGACAGGTCAATTCTTAAACGTAACAATCACAATCAACGATGAGGTTGATAAGTACGGTAACAACGCAAGCATCTTTGAATCTCAATCTAAAGAAGAAAGAGAAGCAAAAACTCCTAAGAACTACTTAGGTAATGGCAAAGTAATTTGGACATCAGATAAGAAAAACGATTTACCTTTTTAATATGGAAGCTGAAGTATATCCACAAGTATTGCGTGTAGATTTAAAATCTCCATCAGGCAATTATTACACTACTATCGAAAGATTTGCATCTAGTGAAGAATATATAAAATATGTTGATTGGCAATTATGGTCAGGCTACAAAGTAATAGGTACTAGACCATATGAATTAAAACCATTAGAAAATGTATAAGAGAAAAATACCTAAGATGTTAATGTATGAGCTGATAGCTGATAGATTAAATAAGAAAGGCATCCTACCTATTACGGCTCGTAAGTTTACACCTGCCGCAGTTCAACAGGAAATTTACAATAATAAGAAGGGACAACTTAGATACCCAGAAGTAATTACAGAGTTCGAACAAGTTATAAACGAGTATTTAAATTCATAAAGAAATGAGAAATGTCACAGACGTATTAAAAGCAGATTCAGGAAGAGAAATCTTTATCTTTGAAGTCAAGAAATATAAGCTACATATTGGAGATATGTACGAATGCGAGTATAAGGTTGGAGCAACAACCGAAGTATTAGTCAGTAGATTGATTGACACAACACCAGATGATCGTACATTGATCTTCAATCATCCAACTTTAATTAATCGTACAATTGGAATTCCTAATTGGAATATAATTAAACTTAATAGAATATGACACCAAAAGAAAAAGCAAAAGAACTTGTTGATAAGTTTACAGTTGTAGGATTGCAACAAAGAGCAGAAGGTTATCAATGTGCATTAATTGCAGTAGATGAAATATTAAATGAATACAAATCATATAATAAATCAGCAATTGTATATAATGATGCTTTGCGTTATTGGGATAAAGTTAAACAAGAAATAGAAAAGCTATGAATCAAATCACTTTCAACCAATGGCAAGAACACATTGCCAAAGAATTAAGGAAAAATTACGTTAAACTTAAAATGATTAAACCAGATGAGAGAAACATTCCAAGAGTACAACGAAAGAAATCCTAGAATTTACAAAGAGTTTGTTCACTATGCGTATCAGTTAATTGGTGCAGGACAAAACAAGATAGGAGCTAAAGCAATCTTTGAACGCATCCGTTGGGAATCTAAGATAGAACGCAACGATGACTTTAAAATCAACAACAACTACACGGCTGACTACGCTCGAAAGTTTGAGCAAGATTTTCCGCACTTTGCTGGAATCTTTGAGAAACGTGTATGTAAGATGAGATAATTATTATTATCTTTGGGTATAAATAGCGAAAGGGGTGAGAGTCTTTCGGTGTTTACTAGGGTTAATAACCAACTAAGCCAGTCTGATCTCTCACTCAGCTGGCTTTTTTATTTATTAAAATATGAAAAATAATAATTTAGGCATTATTGATTTGCTAACATTAATTTTAATTACACTAAAATTAACAAATCAAATTAATTGGAATTGGTTTGAAGTATTTATTCCATTAGCTTCAAAAGAAACATTTTATTTTGTGGCACATTTAATGATAAAAAATAAATATAAATAGCCATGCAAAAAGAAGCATTTTATTTTCCGCATTTTTCAAATGCAAGACACGATCGCAAAATCAGACGATTAAGAAAAGAGTTAGGTATTGAAGGATATGGCATTTATTTTATGCTATTAGAAACGCTAAGGGATCAACACGATATGATGTACCCATTAGCTGACTGCGACTTGTTAGCAGAAGAGTTTGGCACATCAGATGCTAAGATTAAAACGGTTCTTTGTAATTACGAGCTTTTTGATTTTGATGAAGAGAATAGATTCTTTTCTCCAAAGATGTTAGTTTACCTGGAGCCTTATTTTAAAATGAAAGAACAAAGGATTATAGCAGGAAAAGCATCTGCCGCTAAACGGTTGCTCAACGACCGTTCAACGACCGTTCAACAAAGTAAAGTAAAGGAAAGTAAAGTAAAAGAAATAAAAGTAAAAGAAAGTAAAGAAGAAGAGTTTGAATACATTCCTACGGAACGTGAACTTTTGTTTAATAGATGGTTTGAATATAAGAAACAAAAAAAATCTAAGTACACGGAAATTGGAAAGGCTCAATTGTTTAGAGAATGGGAAACAAAATCTGATTTAGAATTAGAGCTTGCAATTAACAACTCAATTTCTAATAACTATCAAGGATTGTTTGCACCTAAAGGAGTTGTTGAACCTAAAAAAGAATTAGGTAAATTTCAGCAAAATATGATAAGTTTGAAAAATGTTCACGACCAACTTAAAGAAGAAATAGAAAATGGAACTTTCCATAATCCCTACAAACTCTAGTGCATTTGCTGGTTTATCCAGATATGAAAAAGAAATAGCTCAAGCACAAGGTGCAATACGCATTTCGGCACTAAACGATTCAGACTTAATGAATGTTGCTTTAAGAGCAATATCACTTTCAAAGATAAAGCTAGGATCTAAACCATTACAAGAAGAGGAGCAGAAGGCTCTTACTTTAGTTTTAATGGAAGATATTGCATCATTCGGACATCTTACTATAGATGAAATAAATCTTGCCTTAAAACGAGGTTTAAACGGCGAGTATAATTCAGCAGGTAATGATGTAATTTTCTTTTCTCCATCTAATTTTTGTGGATGGGTTCGTAAGTTTATCGAACAAAAGAACGAAGTAATGCGAAAGGTAGCTAATGCAAAGGTGGTAGAACCTGCTAAACCTATTCCATCTGATGCAGATTTAAAAATGGCAGCTATTAATTCTGCAAATATGTATGCTCAAGAGATGATGAGATGTCAAGAAAGATCAATCAAAATGAATTGGATTGCAGGTGGCCTCCACGTTTTATACGATTACATCGTTCAATTTGGTATTTATGAAGCATCAGGAGAAGATAAAAAGCGAATATATTCTACGCTATTACCTAAATATCAGGACAAAGACCAGCTTATTATGGCTTGCAAAGCTCAATGTTATCGGGAGTTTATAGAAAACTTAGCAGATTTTAAAGCATATTTAACTGAAACTGGAGAAATCAAACCTTGCGAATAATGAAAAGAGTTTTAGTCGCTTGTGAAGAAAGTCAAGCCGTAACAATAAGATTACGAAAATTAGGAATAGAAGCCTTTTCTTGTGACATACAAGAAGAAAGCGGAGGCAATCCCGAATGGCATTATCAGAAAGATATATTTGAAGTGATGGATTTAGGATGGGATATGATGATAGCGTTTCCCCCTTGCACACATTTAACTGTGTCAGGTGCTAGACATTTTGAGCAAAAGCGTTTAGATGGTAGACAACAGCAAGGTATTGATTTTTTTATGGCAATGATAAATGCACCTATTGAACATATTGCAGTAGAAAATCCTATTGGAATAATGAGCAATGAATTTAGAAAACCCGATCAAATCATTCAGCCTTATTACTTTGGCGATCCATTTCAAAAAACAACTTGCTTGTGGCTTAAAAATCTTCCTAAATTAACTTATCAATTAGAGCCTGATTTATTTAGTCAAGAGGTTACTGCTACAAAAGATCACGGAGAATTTATAACTTGGATTGATAAAAAGACTGGAAAAGAAAAAAAGCAAGCAAGATGGTATTATGATGCTTTGCAAAATGCAAAGACAAAAGAAGAAAGAAGTAGATTAAGATCTAAAACGTTTCCAGGTATTGCTGATGCAATGGCTAATCAATGGGGCAATTATATATTAAGAAAATGAAAAGGAATCAAGATGAGCATAAGCTCCAAGTAGCCATTTGTAGATACTTAGATTTAGCAGAGAAGTTCCCATTCTTTGCTATACCTAACGGAGGACAAAGACATTATCTTGTAGCAGTTAAGCTAAAGATGGAAGGTGTAAAGCGAGGAGTTGCTGATATGTTTTGGATGATTTCAAACGATACCTGGAAAGGAATCTTTGTAGAAGTTAAAACTGCCAAAGGAATTAAATCAGAATACCAAAGAGAGTTTGAAAGAGAAGCTCTTATTCACGGATATTACTATGCAGTTGTTAGGTCCATAGATGACTGTATAGAATTACTTAATAAATTTAAGCTAAACCAAATATGAAATTAACGGAAAGAGAAACGATAGTAATATATTGCGGATTGCTAAACGCATTGATTGATCATATCGAAAGTGATTTTAGACCAAGCATATTTAATCAGCAGAATCTAAAAAATAAAACTAACGGATTGCTTCAAGATTTATTAAAGCTAGAACAGAAACTTTACAGAGGTGATCCGAATGGCGAAGTAAGTGATCAATACTTTCAAGCAGGCAAATTAATGATTAATTTTTTTCGCATTGGTCTAGATATGGAGCTGATGGATAAGACTAAAGCAGAGGGATTAAATACCCAGCTAATAATTCTTATGAAAAATTATGGATTAAACATTGATTTTAATTAAAATTTTATTTAAACTTTGTGACTATGAGCGACTTAGTAAATTCTCCAGCACACTATCAGGGAAAAGGAATCGAAGCAATAGATGTTATTGAAGCCTTTGAATTGAATTTTGCATTAGGTAACGCAATAAAATATATCTTGCGAGCTGAAAAGAAAGCTAATAAAAAGCAGGATCTTGAGAAAGCTCGGTGGTACTTAGAACACGAACTTGATAAGTTCAATGGATAAATTAATAACTGCGATTATAGGCTTTGTTTTGTTTGAGTTGGTAGTAATACTTTACTTAGCTTATAAAGTTGCTCAGAAGGCAAAGAAAATACGTAAGAACCAATGAATCACGCAGAGGAGGCAAAGAGCTTAATCAATAACTGCTTATTCTTTACAGGAGATAGAGAGAGAGCAAAGTCTTGTGCCTTGTATATGGTAGAATTATTCATTGGTCATTTGTCACAACTGGATGAAGACAAAAATCTTCAATCAGATTATATCGAAGTTAAAAAAGAATTGTATAAACTTTGATGGACAAAATTTATTCACGGCATAAGCATTGGATTAAGATAGTAGAAGGGTTTGGCGAGAAGAATTATGCTGAAGATATTGTGCAAGAAGCATACATTCGGGTTCACGGTAAGCAAATAAACGAAGCATATTTTTATTTCACGCTTCGATCACTTACAATGGACCTGCACAGAAAGAAAGTTGATAAGGTAGAGATAACACAAGAGATAGAATACACGTTAAAAGAAGACAATTATCAGGAAGAGGTTAATGATTTTGTCAAGCCATACCTAGATTTTATTAATACTTGGGACTGGTATGATAAAAAGATGTACCTGATTTATATTACAAATAACGTTTCAATGCGTAAGATGTCGAAAGACTCTGGCATTAGTTTAATGAGTATTTTTAACACATTGCAGAAATGCAAGCAACGAATAAAAGAATGGCAAAAAGAAAACCAAAAGGCTTAGGCGATACGATTGAAGCAATCACAGAAGCTACAGGAATTAAAGCAGGAGTGGAGGCATTATCTAAAGCATTAGATTGGGATTGTGGTTGTGATGAACGTAAAGAGAAGCTCAATAAGATATTCCCTTACAAGAAGCCTAATTGCTTATCTGAAGAAGACTACAACTATTTGCAAGAATTCTTTGGAACAAATACCAATCAATTAAATTTAAGAGTTCAACGTGATTTACAACGAATTTATTTGGCGGTATTTAATACTCCATTCCAGGATTCAAGTTGCTCTTCATGCTGGAGAGATATGATAGGAGAATTAAGAAGAATCTATAACGAACACTAAACTTGGATTTCAAGTTTTTTCAAAATGGAAGAGAAAAAGAAACACGGAGGTGCTAGACCAAATAGTGGTAGGCTAAAAAAAGATGAGATAATTTCATTGGTTGAAACAATGGATGCAGTCTGTCTACCCGAAACAGTATGGATTAAGCTAAGCGAGAAGGTAGTTGATGGCGATACTAATGCAATGAAGGTATGGCTTCAATATCGTTACGGAATGCCGAAGCAAGTTATTGATCAAAATACAACGCACACAATCAACGATTTCGATTTAAAAGACATCGTAAACTTTAAGTGATAGAACTTAATAAGAAATACATTCCGCTTTTTTTAAGCGATTCAAGGTACTATGTTATTACTGGAGGAAGGGGTTCAGGGAAATCATTTGCTCTGAACTCATTTCTTTTGCTTCTAACGTACGAAGTTGGACACGTGATACTATTTACTAGATACACGTTGGTTTCAGCTCACATCTCAATTATTCCAGAGTTTGTTGAGAAGATAGAAATGGCAGGACTAGAGAATGATTTCTCAATTACAAAGGATGAAATCATAAATCTAAAAACCAAGTCCAAGATCCTATTCAAAGGAATCAAGACATCATCAGGAACACAGACTGCTAATCTAAAATCACTATCTGGTGTCACTACATTTGTACTTGATGAAGCTGAAGAGCTTGTTGATGAGGATGTATTTGATAAGATTGATTTATCGGTAAGACATAACACGAAGCAGAACAGGGTTATTCTTATTTTAAATCCAACTACAAAGGAGCATTTTATCTACCAAAGATTCTTTGAGGCTAAAGGAGTGGAGGCAGGAGAATCAATTACAAAGCAAGGCACAACCTACATACATACAACCTACCTTGATAACATTGAGAATCTAAGTGATTCATTTATTACACAAATTGAATCGCTTAAAGAGCAAAACAAAAAGAAATACCAGCATCAGATTCTTGGAGGTTGGTTAGATAAAGCAGAGGGAGTTGTATTTACTAACTGGAGCTTTGGCAATTTTAATCCTGACAATTTACAGACATCATTTGGTCAAGACTTTGGATTCTCAATTGATCCGACTACTTTAGTAGAGGTGGCTATTGATAAGAACAAGCGAAAGATTTATGTCAAGGAGCATTTATACAAGCCAAAGCTAACTACATCAGAGATTGCCATAATTAACAAGCAGGTTTGCGGAGGCAGTTTAATTGTAGCAGATAGTGCAGAGCCTAGATTAATTGCAGAGCTTCAGAATCAGCGTTGTAATATCGTAGCAACTGAGAAGGGTGCAGGATCAATTACTGCTGGAATTGCTTTAATGCAAGATTATGAAATAGTTTTAGAACCTAACTCACAAAACATTGCAAAAGAATTTAACAACTACATCTACTCGGATAAGAAGTCTGGATTGGTCATTGACAATTACAACCACGCTATTGATGCCATACGTTACAACGTGTTCTATAATCTCTCTAATCCAAACAAAGGACAGTATTACGTGTACTAATAACAAAAAATTCACATTAACGTTTATATAATATGAAGTTAGCAATAACTATTCCAACTGATTTAAGCGAAATTAAGCTCAGTCAGTACCAGAAGTTTTTAAAGATTGTAGATCAAAATGAGGAATCAGAATTTATTCATCATAAAATGATTGAAATCTTTTGTAACGTTGAATTGAAATATGTCAATCAATTTAAGCGTAAGCAAATAGTGCAGATTGTAACGACAATCAACAACCTATTTGAAAAGATACCACCGTTTAAAAATAAGTTTACTTTAAACGGTACTGAATATGGATTTATTCCAAACCTTGATGATATATCTCAAGGAGAATATATGGACCTGGACAATTATATGGTGGACATTGCTGATCTTCATCGGTGTATGGCTGTAATGTTTAGACCAATAAAGACTAAGAGTAAAGAGAAATATATCATTGAACCATACGAAGGTTCAGATGTATATGCTGACAAAATGCTTGATGCTCCTTTAGATATTGTATTAGCAGCAAGGGTTTTTTTTTATCATTTAGGCAACGAGTTACTGAAAAGTACATTGACTTATTTGGAGGAGAATCCGCAGATGCAACTTTTGATGAGCAAGCAAACTTCGGCAAAAGATGGGGATGGTACTCCTCAATTTATGCACTTGCTCAAGGAGATGTCAGAAGGTTTGATGAAATCTCCAGACTTCCGCTTAATCAATGTCTAACATTTTTGACATTTGAAAAGCAAAAGAATGAACTAGAAATGAAATTGATTAAAAAACAATCACGATGAACGGATACTTTTATGTTGTAAATACGTTAAAAAACTATTTAAAAGCGACACCGTTCGTTAATACCGTTACTATTGGGGACATCTTTGCAGTTGATTTGACTAAGCAAACGATATTTCCTTTGAATCATATCATCGTAAACAACGCAACTCTTGGAGAAGTAACAATGTCAATGAACATTTCTATTCTATTTATGGATTTGGTTGATGATTCTAAGGAAGAAATTGTTGATTTATGGGAAGGCAATGACAATGAGCAGGATGTTTTAAACACTCAATTAGCTCAAGCTCAGAGATTATCATCTGATTTGATGCGTGGATCATTGTATAATAGCCAAGTTGTGGTTACAAGTGAGCCATCAGCAGAGCCTTTTACAGATAGATTTGAGAATAAGATTGCAGGTTGGACACTTAGCTTTGATGTTATTGTGCCAAATGATATGGGTATATGTTAGAGAATAGTTATAAACTTCTTGAGAAATACAAAAACTATGTAATTCAACAGGCTAGAGCTAACCTGTCAAAGGGAAGAAATAACGTTTCTAAGACATTATATAATAGTCTTAAAGGAGAAGTTGTAACTGAGGATGATTATGCGATTGTAGCCTTTAGGATGGAGTTGTACGGTCAGTTCCTAGATGAAGGTGTTAAGGGTGCATTCCCTAATTTAATAAAAAACGGAAAGCAGAAAGCTCCAAACTCACGCTTTAAGTTTACTAATAAAAGACCGCCATCAGGACCAATTGCTGAATGGGCAAAAAAGAGAAACATAAGGCTAAGAGATGAGGATGGTAAATTTAAAAAAGGTAGCTATAAGAGTATAGGATTTGTAATTGCAAGAAGTATATATGCTCAAGGAATAAAACCTACTATGTTTTTTACTAAGCCATATCAAGAAGGGTTTAAGAAATACATATTAGGTCAAATGCCATCTAAAGTTGCAATTGATGTAGATAGAATAGTTGATTTTAATTTAAAAGAAAAATGATAATTTACGCAAGAAGTCCATATTTTATATCCGTTACAATAAATAGTGGATTAGGTTCTAAGCTAGAAATATTTTTATCTAATGGTAGTCAATCATTACCATCTACTGCAACATATACAATTGTAAAAAATTACAATCAAGGAACTAGCAATACTCAGAGTTACAATATCTCTAATTTTATTAGGGAATACATTGATAACATAACAATGTCTACTTCTAATAATTTTAATTCTGCTAAAGTTAGAGTAAAAAGTTATCAAGAAACCTCAACAGGAGTTTACTCTTTGGTGGCTACTCAAGATTTTTTAGCAACAAATGGATATACTCTTTACACTCAAGGGGCTAACGCAACTGATATTAGCAATAGGTGCGTATTATTATTTAATCCTGATATAGAGTATTATTATAATAGAGATGCTGGAGTTAATCCAATGCTTAATATTTTAGTTAATACAACTTTGGGAGATAAGTTAGAAGTAACATTAACTAATTTAAGTGGTGGCAGTTCATCAACGACAACACTAATTGGAACTGGTACTGCTGCAACTCAAGGAATTTTAAGTGCAACATTAACTAGTGTTGCTAACTCTGCTTACGATAATGGTAATTTGTGCACCATTAAATATTATGAAGGAGCTTCACTAACCGTTAATGAAACTATTAAGGTTACTCCAATATGCGAGCCTAAATATACTCCAGTAAAATGTACATTCATTAATCGTTTTGGTGGGTGGCAATTACTAACTTTCTTTAAAGCTAAGACTAATTCAATTATAGTTAGTGGCACAAGTTATAATACGCTTCCGAGTGGTGTAGCATATAATCCATCTTTGCCTCAAACTGCATCATTTAATATTAATGGTAGACAAAGCGTAAGATTAAATACTGGATGGGTTCCAGAAACTTATTCAGAACTTATTCAAGATTTGCTTTTAGCTGAGACAATTTTATTAGATGATAAACCTGTAGAAATTAAAACTCAGAGTACGGAATTAAAAACATCTCTAAAAGACAAAAACATTAATTACGAGATTGAATTTGAATACGCTTATAACTTAATAAATAACGTAGTTTAATGATAGTAGTTGGGATTTATATTTTATCAGAAGATTCAAGTGCTTATAAAAGAATAGAGCTATTTAACGATGAGAAGATCAGCGTTACTTCTAGCGTTCAAGATATAGCAGACATCTCTAAAGTTTTTACAGACTTTAGCCAGTCTTTTACCGTTCCAGCTACTCCTACTAATAACGCTATTTTTAAGCACTGGTATGAGAATGATGTAGATAATGGATTTGATGCAAGAAAGCGTAAGGATGCGTATATAGAGCTTGACACAATACCTTTTAGATTAGGCAAGATTCAGCTTGAGAAAGCTCAATATAAAAATGGCAATTTAGATAACTACCAAATTACTTTCTTTGGCTCTATCGTATCGTTAAAAGATTTATTTAACAATAGATCACTAAGAGATTTAAGCTATTCAAGTTTAGGATTTAGTTATTCAGGAACTACCGTAAAAAGTAGAGTTACATCTCAAGTAGATGCTGATGTTAAATTCCCTTTAATAAGCTCTAAAAATGTTTGGCAATGGGATACAGGAGGAACGACCAAAGATGATTGGGATGTTTCAGCTAGTGCTACACCAATATATTACAATGACTTATTTCCAGCGGTAAGAGTATCAGCTTTGCTTACTCAAATTGCTTCTAATTTAGGGATTACTTTTGCAGGTAGCTTTTTAACTGACAACAGATTTAAGCGTTCTTTTTTGTGGCTTAAAAATGCAAATGAATTTACCCCTAAATTCTTGCCATCTAAAATTAATTTTAATACTGCTTCTTCAACAACTGGAAACGCTGGCTTATTTAATGTATTTACTGATACTTTAACCTATACAGAGCCTACATATCCAGAAGTTCTAGAACAATCTAACATACGCATTTTCTTTACTGATCCTGCAATCGGAGAAGATGCAGTAGAGTTTACAATTTATGTCTACAAGAATGGAGTTAAATTAAATGAGCAAACGTATTTAACTCAAATTACAGAGATGTATATTGATTTACCTTTAGATGGTACAGGTCAATATACTTTCTACATTTCATCACAATCTCCTGTAACGTTTACAAGTTTTTATAAATTCCAAACGGCTAAATATACTCCATCGTATAGTGTAGTTAAAAACGTTACGGCTTCTCAAGCAACTGCTCAAACTTCATCATCAAGCATAAGCATAGCAGATTTTATGCCTGACATTAAAATTGAAGATTTCTTTAGTGGCTTATTAAAAACCTTTAATTTGACTTGCTACTCTTACGATGGATTGACATACAATCTAGAGCAGTTAGAGAATTGGTATTTTGATGGTACAATTAGAGATTTATCAAAATACATTTTATCTGATGATATAGAAATAAGCAAGCCAGACTTATATCGAAGCATTAAATTTAAGTATGCAGAAGCCAAAAACTTCTTAGCAGTTGAGTTCTTATCAAGAAATAAAACTCCGTATGGAGATTTGCTTTATGATATGGATATTGATGGCGGAGAATATACTATTGAGCTACCATTTGAGACGATGCTAATGACTAAATTACCTGATACTAATCTTCAGGTTGGTTACGCATTAGATACTAACTTCAATCCATACATTCCTAATCCTGTATTCATATACGATTTAGGAACAATTCAAACTCAAAACTTCTATTTTAATGATGGAAGCTCCACAACGTTGCAGACTAATTATAATTTATTTGGTCAAGACACTAATATAAGTGGAGTAAATTATACGATAAACTTTGGGATTGAGCAATCAACATATACTAATAAGCTAGAAGAAAATACGCTATTCCATAACTACTATTTAAATTACCTAAATAACATATTTAGCAAGAAGTCAAGAATAGTAAAAGTGAAAGCAATTTTACCTATTAGCTTATTGACTAATTTAAAATTAAATGATAGAGTTATCATAAGAGATAAACGATATATCATTAATAAATACACTACTGATTTAACTACTGGTGAGGTTGATTTTGAATTACTTACAGATTTTAGAGTAGTAACAGAGCCAGCTCCATCAAGTGGAGATTATTCAAGTTTAGATTATTCACCTTCAGATTATAACACGTAATGACAAGAGCAGAAGTATTAGCTTTAATTAATGCTAACATTGCAACCGGTTCAAACATAACGGCAGCAGAACACAAAGCAGTAGAAATTGCTTTATTAGATTTTATTCCTTCCGTAAAATCTTCGGTAGCATACGGAAGAATTGGTCCTATTGATATTGCAGATGCAACTACAAGCTGGAGTGTTAATGGTGATTTATATAGTGCAACTAGAGTAGGATCAGTACAGGGTAAATATATTCAAATAAGAGTTACAATTCCATCTGGTCGTTTAACTTCTACAGACTTTAAAGTAAGAACTGATGTTGAATCGGCAAGTGCATCACCTAATTTAGATAATGATATGTTAGGAGTTTTGTTCAGAAAAGATGGATCAAGCACAACTACATTTGATATTCTGTTAGAAGAAATTACTGCCCAATCAACTACAATTTACATTCACGTTGAAGTTATACAATTATGATAAAGCATATAATAGCTTTGCTAAATGGGTTAAATCATTACGGCAAAAGTGAAATAATAGAAATTGCAAAGGGCAAATATGAAATGCCTACTACAATTAAAAAAGGTTGGAATCAAATTAAACGAAATTACAAATGGCACAAAATATCGAAGTAGATATCAATGTAAATAATAACATTGAAGGATCTATTGCCCAACTCAAGCAATTAAAAAGAGAGTTAAAAAATACTGCCGTTGGTACACAGGAGTTTAAAAACCTTTACAATCAAATTGATGACTTAGAAGACAAAATTAAGTCAGCTAAAAACGTATCAAGTGATTGGATTGATACATTAGAATCTGCTGGTGGTCCAGTAGGAATGCTTGGAGGTGCATTAAATAAAGCTAAGGTTGCCACACAATCATTCGGTTCTGCTTTAAAAGCCACAGGTATTGGTATAATTGTGCTTGCGGTTGGTGGTTTAGTTGCTGCATTCTCAGAATCAGAAACGGCAATGAAGAAACTTCAACCGTTATTCATTGGATTTGAAAAGATTCTTGGCGGTATAATGAAAGTATTTGAGCCATTGCTTGATATGTTCATTGAACTTGCTTTAAAAGTATTGCCATATATTACAAAAGGAGTAGGTATGTTCTACTCTGGTTTGTTTGGTTTATTTACTTTAATTAAAAATGTAGGATTAGGAGCAGGTAAAATTCTTAAAGGTATTTTTACTCTTGATTTTGATGCTCTTAGTGATGGATACAATCAGTTAAAAAATAGTTGGGGAGAGGCAGTAAAAGATTTTCAAGAAACTAATAAGCGTTTTGAGGAAGGTACTAAAGAGCAAACTAAAACTGAAAAGGAAAACTCTAAGGCTAGAGTAGAAACTCGTAAAATTGAGAAGAAAGAAAAGGATAAAATCATTGATTCAGAGCTTGCAAGATTACGTGAGTATCAAGAAGAATATGAGAATCATTTAAAGCAAATTGCAGATTTAGAAAGACAATACATAACTGAAGCAGAAAATATAAATGCAGTTTCAGAACAACAAAAACTTGACCTTTGGTATAGAAGACAATCTGAAGAAATTGATCGTATTACTAAAGCAGGTGCAGAAAGAAATAATCTTTATGCGTTACTTGAAATTCAAAGAGCTGCTAAACAAGATGAGGTAAATAGAAAATTAGCTGAAGATGAGCAGAAAATTCTAGATGCTAGACTTGGTGCACAAATGCAATTCTTAGATGCAATGCAAGGTGCAGTTCAATCATTAGGAGCATTATTTGAAAGAGGTTCTGCTGCTGCAAAAACTGCTGCGTTATTAGATATCGCAATTGGAACTGCAAAAGGATTTGTTCAGGGTTTAGATATTGCACAAAAAGGTGCTGCGGCTACTGGACCTGCTGCTCCATTTGCATTCCCTATATTTTATGCGACTCAAGTGGCGGCAGTATTAAGTGCGGCAGGAAGAGCAAAAGCAGTTTTAGAATCAGGTAATGCAAGTTCATCAGCAGGAGGTGGAGCATCTGCACCAGCATCTGCACCAGCAGCTCCAAGATTTAACGTTGTAGGTACATCAGGAGCTAATCAAATTGCTCAAACCATAGGCAGAGATCAGCAACCAGTTAAGGCTTACGTAGTGGCAAACGATGTAACATCAGCACAAAGTTTGAGCCGTAACATAGTAAGCTCTGCAAGTTTAGGATAGTGAAAATAAAACAAGGGTATTTTATAAACGTTTATGCGATATGAGAATAGTAGAATTAGTAATTGAAAAGGACCTTGACGGCATTGATGCCGTTAGCTTAGTAGATGCTCCAGCTATTGAAGAGAACTTTATTGCTTTGGCTAAAGAATATAAAATGGATTTGGCTGAGGTAGATGCAGAGAAACGCATTTTGATGGGTGCTGCATTGATTCCTAATAAGCAAATCTACCGTAAGCACGGCAAAGATGAGTTCTATGTTTTCTTCTCAGAGAACACAGTTAAGAAAGCAAGCGAATTATTCCTACAAAATGGCAATCAGTCAAACGCTACCTTAGAACATAAGACTAAATTTGATGGTGCAACAGTAGTTGAATCCTGGATAATTGACAATCCAGAAATGGATAAGTCTAAAAACTACGGATTCTCATTGCCAAAAGGAACTTGGATGATCTCAATGAAGATTGAGGATGACAAGGTATGGAGTGATGCTAAGGATGGCAAGTATAAAGGCTTCTCAATTGAGGGGTATTTTGCAGATAAATTAGAAATGTCACTTCAAGATATTGAAGCAGAGAATTTAATTAATGAAATAATAAACATTTTAAACGATGGCAAATAAAAAAACAAGTCCAAAAGCGAGCAACAATGAGGCTTGCCTTTGCGAAGATGGCACTTACTCAAAGGAGTGTTGTCAAGGAGAAGAAATCAATCAGGGAATTGGTCCATTGGTTGGTCAATCAACTTCAGTTGTAGTTAATACAAATCAACCTAGAACAGTAGGTTCATCAAGCTAGTAAATTAAAACAAATAAATAAATGGAATACAAGAACAAATTAAACCAAATCAAGGCACTTTTGTCTTTAGAGGTTAAACTTGCTCAGATGAAGCTAGAAGATGGCATTACTGTCGTTGAAGCAGAATCATTCGAGCCTGAATACTCTAT